AACTCGCTATGGCGATATGAGAAGACATTTAGCTGCTAAAGAAAAAGAATATAATGCCAAAATTGAAGAGCTAGAAAATCAGTTAGGTGAAAAAGAAAAACTTGTTCCACCAACATCTGATGAAGAACTTTCTGCATGGGCAGAAAAATATCCAGATGTAGCAGGTATAGTGGAAACAATAGCTGACAAACGAGCAAAACAAATGTTTGACAAAGCTAATATTCAACTAGAAGAACTTAGTAAAGCAAAAGAAGAAGCAATTAGGAACAATGCTGAAAATCAAATTAGAGAAGCTCATCCAGACTTTGATCAACTTCGTGATTCAGATGAATTTCACGAATGGGTTGAAGAACAACCTTTGTGGGTTCAAAATGCTTTGTACGAAAATAAAGATGATGCTGCTTCGGTTGTACGTGTTCTTGACTTGTATAAGGTTGATTACGGACTTACAAAAAGCGATAGAAAAATTAAAACAAAAGCTGCTGCCTCGTTGGTAGATAAGGGTAATAAACCTAGTGTAGATGTTTTAAATCAATCAGGTAAAATTAGAGAATCTGATATTGCTAAAATGTCTGATAGAGAATACGAGAAACACGCAGAAAAAATAAGAGAAGCTCATATGTCTGGTAAAATAATATATGATGTTTCAGGAAATGCACGATAAAGACTTGACAAATAAGATTTTATCTGTATAACTACCCCTTAGACACAAAGCCTCTGTTTAGACTACCTTTGTGTGTAAGTAATATGAAGACTAAACCAATAAAAGACTACCTATATAAGTATAGACCCATTGACTTTAAGACTTGCTATCTTAATGTTATATGCACTCTAAAAAGTATAGCCTCTTCTAAGATGTTTAGCTTTTAAATAAGCCAAGCAATAGGAGGATTTTATTATGGCTTTTACAACAGCGTCAGGTTACGGTAATTTACCTAATGGTAATTTTTCACCAGTAATCTACTCCAAACAGGTACAGCTTGCATTTCGTAAAGCAACTGTTGTTGGAGATATAACTAACTCTGATTATTTTGGAGAAATTGCTAATCAAGGCGATACAGTCAGGATTATCAAAGAACCTGAAATATCAGTTAAAGCGTATGCCAGAGGTACTACGGTTACTGCTCAAGATTTAGATGATGAGGACTTTAATCTCGTTGTTGATAAATCAAACTACTATGCTTTTAAAATGGATGACATTGAAGAAGCACACAGTCATGTAAACTTTATGCAACTTGCTACTGATAGAGCTGCATATAGACTTGCTGATCAGTATGATCAAGAGGTTTTAGCTTATATGTCTGGTTACGCACAGTCTAGCTTACATAGCACAACTGCTACGGTTAATACAAGTGTTAATGGTGCTAAAGCCATTTCTACTGCAGATTCAGATGAATTATTAGCTTCTATGAAAATAGACGCTACTGACTTCAGTTTAAATGACGGTGGTGCTGCTAACTCAGGGGAAGCTATTCCAATTAAACCTAGATTACCCGGAGCAACATCAATTGCAACGACAGATGCTACTCCTTTACGTGTTATTGCACGTATGAGTAGACTTCTTGATCAACAGCAAGTTGATAAAGCAGATCGTTGGTTAGTCATTGATCCTGTATTCCATGAAGTTCTTATGGATGAAGACTCAAGATTAATGATTAATGATTATGCTGAAGGTCAGAATGCAGGTGGTGGAATTACGAATGGTCTACAGGTAACAAAACTTCACGGTTTTAATGTATACGTATCGTCTAACTTACCACAAGTAGGCTCTGGTCCTGCTCAATCAAGTTCAACACTACAGTCTACAAACTATGGTGTTCTTGTTGCAGGTCATGGTTCTGCTGTAGCAACTGCCGAACAGCTAAGTAAAACAGAAACATATCGTGATCCAGATTCATTTGCAGATATCGTAAGAGGTATGCACTTGTATGGTAGAAAGATACTTCGCCCAGAAGCTATTACTACAGCACGTTATGTAACAGCAGCTGGCGTATAGGGAGGATTGAATTATGGCTACAGTTAGTACATTTAAAGTTGATGCTAGAGGTTCAGGTGGTCCAAAAAAACTACCTTACATGGTTCAAACTACTATAGATTTTGGACACGCTGATCTTGATGCTCTTTCTGCAGGTGATATTGTGGAAGCAATAACAGTTCCTGCTGATACTTGTATTTTGTTTGCAGGTGCTGAGATGATTGAATCAGTTCAGTCTGCTGCTGATGGTAATACTGTAAATTTAGGTATTACAGGCACAGACGTAGACGCTTATGTTGCTGCTATTGATATAGATGATGATGCAAGTAATTTATCATCTGGTATTGGTTATCTAACAGCTGCGGCTACAGCTGCTAATCCTATTCTTTTAGGATCTGCTGATACGATTGATCTTGAACTTCAAGCAACATCAACTGCTCCTAATACAGGACAGATACGTATTTTTGCAATACTTATGGATGTAAGTCCAATAGGTAATGAAAGTACTGTTCATTTTGCAGCAGATGGTGCAGCAGAAGTAGATAGAGATCTACTTGCTTAATATAAGCATATGATTAGGGAGGGCAGGAAAACTTGCCCTTTCTTTCACCATAACAGTAAAAATAGCCAGAAAGGTTTAATATGGCTACAAATTTTTTACAGCTTACAAATGAGTTATTAAGAAGACTTAATGAAGTAGCTTTAACAACAGATAACTTTTCTACAGCAAAAAATGTTCAAGCTTTAGCAAAAGATTCTATTAACAATTCAATACGTGAAATACTTCAAGACGGTCATCAATTTCCATTTTTAAAAGTTGCACAATCCCAAACACTAACGGCAGGTACAGGAACTTATGATTTTCCTTCAGATATGTCTACAGTGGATTGGGATACTTTTTATTTACAAAAGCTTACTTCAGAATCTAATACAGCTAAATCTTTACCTGTAATATCTTTTGATTTTTACACTCAAAAATATAGAGGTATAGAAGATGCTGCAGGAGAAGGAGGTAGGTCAGCACCTAATATTGTTTATCAAACTTCAGAAGAAAAATTTGGTGTAACACCTATACCAAATGCCGCTTATGTTGTAGATTATGTTTATTACAAGTTTCCTAACCCATTAGGAAAAAATGCAATTACAGGTGTTGCTACAGATGGTACTGATAGTACATACGATACTCCTATCATACCTGAAAGATTTAATTACATCATTATTGATGGTGCTATGGTATACATGATGAGATTTAGATCAAACGAACAAAGTGCTCAAATTCATCAGGGTAAGTTTATTCAAGGTATGAAAACTATGAGAAGAATCTTACTTGATGATGCATTGTTTGTAAACTCCACAACAATTGCAAGACCTAAATTTTCAACACATATGTTAAGTGTTAGCAGTGGTTCTTAAATGGTAGATAGTGTACAAACTTTTAGAGCAGTTTGTGTAGGTGGTTTAAACACATCTAATAATGTTTTGTCTCAAGGTGCTGATCAACCCGGAAGTGCTACAGATTTATTAAACTATGAACCTGCACTAGAAGGTGGTTACAGAAGATTGAGTGGTTTTAGTCACTCATATGGAACAGTAACAGGCACAGGTTCAGTTTTAGGTGTTGCTGTTGTTAATGGAATACAGCAAGGTTTACTAGCAATGAGGAAACCTTCTTCAGGCAACAACTATTTACATTATTGGAATTACTACTATCAATTTAATGTTGCCTCTGATGCTAATTTAACAGTCGGTGAAACAATCACAGAAAGAACAAGTGCAGGTGATTCATCTACAGAAACATCTGTTACTGGAACATTAGTATCAAAAAATTCAAATACTATTGTAGTTAATTTTGGAAAACTTCCCTCTTCTGTATTTACAAATGGTAATGCTATATCAGATGATGGTTTTAGTACAAGCACTACATTAAGTTCTGTTCCTGCTGTTATTGGTTGGGTAGAAGTTACTTGTGATGTAATAGCTAATGATAGAGATGGTGTATCTGCTTCTGCTTCCATATCTGCAGGTAATAATGCTGTGATAGGTGGAGCTTTAGCTGATGGAGGAGCAGTTAATTTTGTTACAGCTGCTTCAGAACAACCTAGACAAGTTACAATTTTTGGATCTGGAAATGAAACAGGTAGAACTTTTACTATTACTGGAACAGATAATTTAGATTTAGCAAAAGTTGAAGCTATAGCAGGACCAAATAACACTACTGTTTCTACTTCAGGGTATTTTAAAACTGTTACTAGTGTGTCTGTTAGTATACCTACTCAAGTTATAGTTAAAGCAGGTGGTGATGAATCAAGCAGAAAATTTACTGTAACTGGAACAGATTCTGAAGATGCTACACTTGAAGAAGTAATTGATGGTCCTAATGCTTCAACCACAACTGGAACTGAATTATTTAAAACTATCACTCAAATATCTGTTGATGATGCAACTGCAGGAGCTATAGAGGTAGGTACATCTTCAGATGATAATGGAATATGTGAATCACAAACTCCGGGAAGTGCAAGTAATTTAACTATTAACGGTGCTTTAGCTTCTACAGGAACAGTAAGTTTTGCTGCAGCGACTGCAGGAGCAATAGAAATAGGTTCAGGAACTGGTCAATTTAGACAGTCTAATCCTGTAATGACAGGTGTTACTAAAGTTAGAACTTCTATACTGGACTTTGGTGTAAAAAAATTAGTATTAACAGATGGTATTAATCCTGCAGCACTCTATGATGAGACTGATGGTTACGTTCAAATAACAGATGCTAACGCTCCAACAGATCCTAAATTTTCTGAAATTTATGCAGAGCATTTATTTTTAGCAGGAGATCCTTTAAAGCCACAAGAATTATTTTTTAGTTCTCAAACTAGTGAAACAGAATTTAGACCTGCATTAGGAGCAGGTGTTTTTAATGTAGGTTTTGATATTGTTGCTTTAAAAGTTTTTCGTAATATTTTATACATATTTGGAACAAATGGGATTAAAAGACTAGTAGGTAGTGATTCTACAAATTTTGAACTTGAAAATGTAACAAATAATTTAGGTTGTTTAGCTACAGATAGTGTTGTAGAAATAGGTGGAGATTTAATATTTTTAGCACCAGATGGTATAAGACCTATTGGTGGTACTAATAAAATTGGTGATGTTAATCTAGAAACTGTTTCTAAAAAAATACATACAACTGTTCAAAATTTAATAACTACAGAAGATTTATCTACACTATCTTCTGTTCTTATTAGATCAAAGTCTCAGTTTAGGTATTTATTTTCTTCATCAGGTTCTGATGGTTTGTTAGGAGCACTAAGAGAAAGTGGCTCTGGATATGGTTTTGAATTTAGTTCAATTAATGGTATAAATGCTACTTGTTCTGATAGTGGATATATAGGAACAGAAGAAATTGTTGTGCATGGAGATAGTAGTGGAAAAGTTTATGCACAAGAAAGTGGAACATCTTTTGATAATACAAATATTGTTAGTGTATATCAAACACCTTTTGTATATTTTCAAGATCCAAGACAAAGAAAGTTTTTTTATGAGTTAGCAGCTTATTTAAGATCTGAAGGTGAAAACTCTTTAACAGTTGCTGTTGTTTATGATTTTGGAGATGTTAATACACTTGATCCTGATAACATAGGATTATCAAATGAAACACCTGCTGCTGAATTTGATGAAGGTAAATTTCAGGCTTCTGATGGAACAACTTTTTCTTTATTTGATGGTAATCCATCTCCTGTAGAAAGTCTTTCATTTTCAGGTTCAGGAAAATCAATTGCCCTTCGTTTTGTTACAGATGGACAAGAGGCAAGTCATAGCATTCAAGGATATACAATTACTTACGGATTAGGAGATATAAGGTAATGGGACAAGGTTATACAAGAACTAATTCAGCAGATATTACTCCCGGAGCAGTTGTAAAATCTGCACCTATTAATGCTGAATTTAATGCTGTTGTAAGTGCTTTTGCGTCTTCTACAGGACACACACATGATGGAACTTCTGCAGAGGGTGGTCCTATAACAAAGTTATTAGGGATGGCAATTACAATAGGAGATGCTACTGCAGGTACAGATATTGTTATTACATTTGATGGTGAGACAAATGATGGTGTATTAACGTGGATGGAAGATGAAGATTATTTTAAATTTTCAGATGATATTCTTATTGACAGTGATGAAAAATTACAGTTTAGAGATACAGGTATTTATATAAGTTCTAATGCAGATGGTGATTTAGATATTGTATCAGATGGAACAGCAGTTGATTCTATTAATATAGAGTCAGCAGGAGGAATTACACTTGATGCAGGTACAGCAGGTAGTGGTATTATTTATGAAGATGATGGTACTGAAATGTTGCGTATCTATAATAGTAGTAGTGATGTTTATATTGAATCAAAAGTTTCAGATAAAGATATTCTTATAAGAGGTAATGATGGTGGTAGTCCAGTAACTGCTGTTACCTTTGATATGTCAGCAGCAGGTTTAGCTACTTTTGGTGGTGGCATTACTTCTACAGCAGTTGCAAATACTTTAGGTGCTACTACTTTTAGTGGTGGTCTTACTTCTACAGCATCTTCAAATACTTTAGGCACTACATCTTTTAATGATGCTAACATTACTAATGTGGGTAATATAGCTTTAGACAGTATTACTGCTGATGGATCTTCTATTACTATTACAGGTAATACTACATTTGCAGATGGAGCTTATGACTTTGATATAGCAAGTCACGATACATCAAATGGATTAAAGTTAGGGGGAACTCTTGTCACTGCTACTGCAGCTGAAATAAATAAACTTGATGGTGTTACTGCTACCACAAGTGAAATTAATTTAATAGCAGGTGGTACAAGCAGGGGTACTACTGCTGTAGCTTCAGGTGATGGCATACTCATTAATGATGCAGGTACAATGCGTATGACTAATGTAGACACTGTATCAACTTATTTTGATTCAATTAGTGTAGGTGGTAGTAATATTGTAACTGTAGGTGATTTAGATAGTGGTTCTATTACTGCAAACTTTGGAGCTATTGATAATGGTACTTCAGGTATTAGAACAAATACAGTTACTGTAGAAACTTCTTTACTACCTGATTTTGCAGGTCAAGCAGACATAGGTAGTTCTTCTGCAGAATTTGGTGATGTTTATATTGCAGATGACAAATACATTAAGTTTGGTACTCACCAAGATATTCTTGTTGGTTATGATGAAGATGGTGACGATTCTTTAGAAGTTAGACAAAATGTAGAAGGTGCAGCTTTAGCTATTACCTTTAAAGCAGATCAAGGTGATGACAATGCTGATCAATGGAAGTTAAATTTTGCAGATGGTGGCACAGTTACTTTCCAGAATAAAACATCAGGATCTTATGCAACAAAGTTAACTTTAGATACATCAGGTAATTTATCAACTGGTGGTAAGCTTGATGTGTCTGGTCTTGGGGGAGGTTCTGGATTAACAGTAGCTAATGGTATTGGTGAATTTGCTGATGGTTTAACTTCTGTTATGGGTAATACATCTCTTGGAGCAACTTCTTTTAATGACAGTAATATTACTAATGTGGGTGATATAGCTCTTGATTCTATTAGTGCAGATGCCACAGATATTAATGTAGCAGTTTCAGATAATTCTGCCACTGCTTTTACCATAAAGCAAGGTTCTGATGCTTACCTAATTATTGATACAGCTGATAGTAGTGAGTCTGTATCTATTGGTACAGGTATATCAGGAACTGCTATTACGTTAGGTCATACAACTTCAGAAGTTACGGTTGCAGATAACTTAACTGTAACAGGAACTACTACTTTTTCTGGCAATGTTCCAAGTATTACTGTTGATAATATTAATATAGATGGTAACACCATTATTTCTACTGACACTAATGGAGATATAAATTTAACCCCCAATGGCACAGGTAAAGTAAATGTTACATCTACAAGCACTGATAATATACTTCAACTAACTTCAACAAATACTGGAAGTGGTCAATCACCAACACTTAGATTAAACAGGGATAGTTCATCTCCTGCTGATTCAGATTTTATTGGTGGTATAGATTTTTATGGAAAAAATAGTGCTGATGAAGATTTTAGATATGCAGCTCTTGTTGGTCAAACTGTTGATGTAACTGATGGTACTGAAGATGGTAGAATAGCTTTGTGGTCAGCTGCAGCAGGATCTTTGTTTAAATGTGCAGAAGTAGATAGATTTAGATTAAAAGCACAATATACAAATTTATATCCTAATCATTTAGCAACTGGATCTGCTAATGACTCAGCCAATTTAAGTCTTGAAGGTTTTATAGGTTCTCCTTTTGAAATTTTTGATTTGGTTATTGAAAATTTAATCCCTGCAAATGATGATGTATATTTAGCAATGCGATTGGGATCTAGTGGTTCATACACAACAAGTGCCTATGGTTATTATAATGCTCATGCAGGAACTAGTGCTAGTGATTCTTTTCAGACAGATGCTCGTGCTAATGCAACTGGAGATGGTTGGGTTATATCAGGACAAGACGAGTTTAGTGTAGGAAGTGAAAGTGATGAAGGTTTCACAGGACACGTAAGACTTTTTAATGTAAGAGATACTAATTTTCCGACTGGTGGTCAAGTAATTAATGGCACTTATCTTTCAGTAGATGGTTATATGAGTAATCCTTATATATCAACTTTACGACTAGGAAACACAACTGCATTTACAGATGTGCAAGTTTACTTTTCTTCTGGAAACATTGCTAGTGGTTCAATTCACTTACTTGGATATTATAACAGTTAAGTTATGGGGTAAAAAATGGCAGATATTTTTAAAAATGTGAATGGTGAGCAAATAAAATTAGAAGGTGCTGAACTTATTGAATATAATAATTTGCAACAAGCATGGATTGATGGTGCTTTAGAACGTAAAAAAAGAAAATTAAGGAACAAAAGAAAACCTTTGTTAGAAGAAGCTGATTGGCAAATTCATAAGATTGAAGATGCAGGTGGTAATTCTAGTTCTTGGAGAACCTATAGACAGGCTTTAAGAGACATAACAAATAGCCCTGACAATCCAACTTGGCCTACTAAACCATCTTAATGTTTGATCCAATCACAATCGGTGCTTGTTTGACCACAGCGAGCACAGCATTTGCAGGTCTAAAACGAGCATTTCAAGCAGGTCGTGACATAGAACAAATGAGTGGTGATCTTTCAAAGTGGATGGGTGCTGTATCTGATATAGAACAAAAAGAAAAACAAGCAAAGAACCCTCCTATCTTTCGTAAAGTTTTTGGATCAATAGAGCAGGAAGCACTTGAAGCATTTGCTGCTAAGAAGAAACTAGAAGAACAAAGATATGAGCTTAAAACTTTCATTCAATTTTCTCATGGACATAAAGCTTGGGATGAGTTAATTGCAATGGAAGGTAAGATCAGAAAAGCAAGACAAGAGCAACTATATAGAAAGCAAGAGTTTAAAGATAGATGTATTGAGGGTATATTTATACTATTTTTAATTTGTACAATTATAGGTTTTGGTTGGCTTGTCTGGTATTTAAAATCAATTCAGGAGTAGTAGATGGAAATTAGTATGTGGATGTTTTGGAACATCATTTTAACATTAGTAATAGCTCCTGCTGTATGGGCATTCAGAGGACTTATACAGGAAGTAAAACGTATAGATATACTTTTAAATAAGACAAGAGAAGAGTATGCCACACGTAAAGAACTTAGAGATGATCTTGGTCAAGTAATGGATGCACTACATAGATTAGAAGACAAACTAGACAAAGTATTAAGTAAGGATTAAATAAATGGCAAAAAGAGAAATAACAGCAAAAGAAGCTGCTAAAAGACTTGAAGCTTTTGGTTTTAAAGTTGGCACTGATAAAGATGGTAAGCCTATTAAACCTAGTTGGACAGCTATAGATACTTTTGTCAAGAATAATCCAAAAGCTAAATCTGTACTTAAAGCCAACAAAGGTGCATTTGTACAAAGAAGATCAGGTTTTTCTAATGGTGGTTATAATGCACAATTTAATGCTTTAAAAAGATCATTTGATTCAGGTCATATAACTTTACAACAGTTTGTTGAAAGGTTAAAGTCAATATCTCCTGTTGAATCAACCACTTATGGAACTCCTGAAGAAGATGCTAGAATAAAAGCACAAGCTAAAGCACAAGGCGTTACAACATTAGGTCAAATAGATACTTCTATACCTCCTCCTTCTACTACTACGACTACTCCTACTACTCCTACTACTCCTACTACCATGTCTACTTCTGATGCACGTAATAGGGTAGAGGAGTTAAGATCTCAACAAGATTCAGGTAAAATAAGTTTAGGAGAGTATTATAACAAGTTAAGAGAAATACCTTCAAATGATGTTGCTGTTACTGGAGCAATAAAAGCTACAAGTAATTTAATAGATTCCTTTGCAAAATCAGGTGTACAAGTAGAAGGTGTAGCACCTCAATCTTCAACTCCTACTACTACTACTACTTCAACTCCTACTACTACTACTTCAACTCCACAAACATCAGCACCGTCAGGAGAAAAACAAGTAACAAAAAGGTATGTTAATGATTCAGGAACACTCATTACAGAATATTCAGATGGATCATCAACAAAATATGGTGCTGCAGGTAATGTAGTTGAGATTGGTTCTCAAGGTAACGTAATTTCTAATGTTTATGGTGGTCACACGTTAGGTTCTAATTTAAAAAAGACAGACACAGTAGATTTAACTGATAACCAACAAAGAGCTTTAATTGCAACTTTTCAAAATCCTAAAATAGAAAGTGGAATAGATAGGGATGCTGATGGAAATGTTAAGACTGATTGGGGAAGTTTAAACAGAACTGCAGTAAACTATGGGGGTGGCATACTTAGTGGTAGAGGAGACAGGGTTAAACAACTAGTTGATCAAGGTGCTAATATTTATTTAAATGATAATGGTCAGGTTATGATACAGACACCTGATGGTGCAGAGGCTAAACTTTCTTATAGTGCAGCAGGTATGGCTTTCAGACAAGGGTTGATAACAGGTGGTAAAGCTATTTATGAAGATACTTCACAGCCAACTACTACAACTCCTACAACTACCACTCCTACAGCTCCTGCTCCTTCAAAACCTACTCCTCCCTCAACTGGATCTGCTCCAGAAACACCTAAAGCTATCCCTTTTGAACCTACTCCAGAAGAGAAAAAAAGAGCAGAGGCTATCTTCAGTCCTGATGGAAAAGTAACTTTACCAACAAAACCTACAACTTTACCTAAAATAAAAATACCTAAGTTAGATGGTGGTAAAGGAACTACAGAGGTTGAAATACCAACCTATGAAGGTCTTACAGAAAGACAATCTAAACAGTTTGAAGAAAGAGCAGATTTACAAAATCAATTTTTACAGCCTCAAACACTTGCAGAAAGACAGGCTGCAGGTCTTATTGGTAAAATGGAACAAAGACTTTATCAAAACAGACAGGGTATGCAGACTTATATTATGGGTGTTTATCAATCAGATGGTAGTTGGATGCCATCTCAACCTGTTCCACAAGGTTATTTTCAAGCTTTAGCAGGAACATCTTCTTATTTATTAAGAACACCAAAAGGAGATACTGCTTTACCTGATGGTTCTACTACACCCACTGTTCCTGATGATCCTGTAAACTTACAACCTGATACTGCTGTTAATCCTCAATATGGTGAACCTCAAATGTATTTTGGTGGCAAAGCTTTACCTCCGGGATATTATGCAGGGCCTTTAGATGGTGTTTATAAATATGGCACAGGACCTTATGCAGAAGAAACACAAGCATATCTAAATTCTATTGGACTTACTGTTGAGGAATTTATGCAACAAGCCAATTGGAAAGAAGGAGATCGTATAATTAATGAAGATACATCTAAACGTATACTTACATCAGATCGTATTGATATTGATAGAGCAGGACTTGTTGCTAAAGATGGTGGTTTTATAAATAGTAAACTTTTAAAATCTTTTTCTAATGGTGGTGGTGTTACTATACCAACAACAACTGTAGATGATTTTTCTGATAGAACTGTAGATGCACAAACAAATGCAGCATTTTCTACATTTCCAGAACAACCCGGACCTCACGTTGATGATTTCTCTGTTGATTTACCTAATACAGAAACACCAACAGATACTACTACACCTACAGATACCACAGGAGATTTTACTGTTTCTGAACAACCTGTTTCAGAAGATGAACTTACTCAAGCTCAAGGTAATCTTAGTGCTCAAGCTATAATGGACCCTGCAGGTGCAATTGCTGCTGCTCCTGTTAATTATATTAATCCAGACGAAACAGGTACAATGTTAGGTGCAACAACAGGTCAAGCTTTAGGTGTTGCTCCAATTGTAGATCAACCTGCTCAAATAGAAACAGTTACAACTGCTGATATGCCTGAAGCAGGACCAAAGTTTTTCACAAATCAAGATGCTTCTAATTTCTTAGGTGAAATGGGTGGTCAAGAGGCTGTATCAAGATTTAGTTTTGATGAAGAAACAGGAAAATTTTTAGATACAGCAGATGCTAATAAAGCATACGAGCCTCAAGATCTAATGAATATTCTTAACCGTAATAAAACTTTTAAAGAGTTTACAGAAATTAGACCTATTAATAAAGAAGATACAATTGCTAAAGCTAGTGAATTAGGTTTTAAACCAGATGCAGAAACTCAAGCTAAAATAAATGATGGCACGTTTGTTCTTGGTGGAAAAACTACAAGGTATTATAATAAAGATACCAAGCAAAGTATCACTCTTCCAGAAGGTTTTATACCACCTGAAAATTTTACAGACAGTTTAGATCAAGTTGTAGATTATAAAAATGTAGAAAGTTTTATGTCTTCTCCAGAGTTTAAAGCTGCTCAAGCTAGTACAACAAAAACTAAAGAGGATATAGATAAACTCTTTGATTTTGATTCTCAAGGTATAATAGATACTTTAGCAAAATCAGGTGTTGATTTAACTTTTGATAGAGAAAAAGGAGTTTTTGTACAAGAAAAACCGGGTCGTTTGAGGAGTTATACAGATGCTCAAGGAAGAGTAAGGTATGCTCCCGGATCTCCAACACTAGAGGAGTTTACACCAGAGCAATTAGCTGAAAAATATAAGTTTGACCTTACAAAGTTTGAGGGAGCAAAAGCTGCAACTTTAGATAAACCTACTCAAGATGTAGAGGGTCAATTAAAAAGAAGAGTTAAATTAGATGCTGATGGTAATCCTGTTATAAGAATTAAGAGAGATCCTCAAACAGGTGAGCCTTTAAAAGATGATCAAGGCAACGATATTACAGAACCAGTTATGGTGACAGATTCAGACATTTCTGGTTTAGATGCTGCTCAAGGAACAGCAACAGAGGTTGGAGTTAGACAAAAAGCTGATCCTGAGACAGGAGAACTTATGTTTGATGATGATGGTAATCCTATCATGGAGAGGGTTTTACCAAAAAGAACACTTGAAAAAACAATTGTTGATCCTGTAACAGGAGAAGTTACTCAGCAGGGTGAAACGATTGAAGGTAGTGCAGTAGATATGGACAGGGTTGAAAAAACGCTGATCAATAAACTTCAAACACCTTCTATTTATCCAGAACTTGACAGAGCCTATGATCGTTTAGAAGTGTCACCTACTTTTCTTGAAGCTAGAAGACAAGTAACTGCAGAGTTAGCTAGAAGAGGTATAAGTGCATCTAGCATGGCAGGTCAAGCTCTTATAGATGCACAAATGAGAGCTGCTTTACCTATTGCTCAATTTGAAGTTGGCAACAAAAAAGACATAGCTTTGGAAGTAGCAAGACAAAGATCTGCATTTTTAAATTTAGAGTTTACTCAAGAGCAAGCAGCTAAAGTAGCAAATGCTACTAAAATTTCAGACATAGCTAATTCAAATTTTACTTTTGAACAGAATGTTGCGTTAGAAAATTCTAGATTAGCACAGACTATGGATTTAACAAACTTAGGAAATAGTCAAGCCTTAGTGTTAGCTGAAGCTTCTGCTATTGCATCTTTAGATTTAGAAGGTTTAAGTAATTTACAACAAGCTTCTGTTGAAAATGCTAAAAACTTTTTACAGGTAGATATGTCTAATCTAAGCAATTCACAGTCTATGGAAATACTTAAAACACAAACAAGAGCTAACTCTATATTAAATGATGCAGCGGCTGAAAATGTTACTTCACAGATTAACGCCGCTAGTGACAATCAAGTAGAACAATTCTTTGCAACATTACAATCTACAATGAGTCAGTTTAATAGTGCTCAAACAAATGCTATGAAACAATTTAATGCAGGTGAAGTTAATGCAATTCAAAAATTTAATGCTGAAATTCAAGACCTAAGAGAAAAATTTAATGCAGGTATGTCTGCAACAATAGCTCAAGCTAATGCAAAGTGGAGACAGGATGCAACAACAATTAACAATGCCTCGGCTAATGAATCAAACTTTCAATTTGCAAAAGACGTTAATGGTTTGACTAATAAAGCACTTGATATAATATGGCAGAGAGAAAGAGACATAATGAGTTTTGCTATGACATCTTCTGAGAATGCTATGAATAGAATTATGAATTTACTAGTAGCTGATAAAGATCTACAAGGTTTAAAATTGAAGTTAGATGCAGAAGAGGATAATGCTAAAACTTCTTTAATAGGAAGATTTTTATTTGGTAGTGGAATAAGTGGTGACACAGGGTTATTTGGATCTTTCTTTGGTGGCTCTGATGAAGCAGCAGAGTAATTTGGTTTATTGTTTTGTTTCGTCTTTTATTAATTATTGTTTGTTTTTTAATAATATGTAAAATAGGATATGGTAGTATGTATATTGAATCTTTGAAAAAAATGATAGGTTTACATGATGGAGAACTTTCTCCTTCTGAGTCAGTAGAAAAAGGTAAATCTGATATGGATTTTATGAAGGGTTTAGGTTCTAAATCTAGATTAGCAAAGACTAGAGCTTTAACTGAACAAAGTTTTATTCAGGAAAATCCTGTTTATGACCTATTTAAAAATGTAAGAAAGATGAATTTAGATTATATTGAAACTAAAGATATGGCTAAAGGTAGAATAAAGTCATCTAAAATTTCTAAAACAGAAAGAGATTCTAAAACTGGATACACCGATATAACACCAGAAAAATTTGCCAGTAATTTAGCTAGTGATCTTACAGAGTTTGGTTTAAATGATGATCAAATTGCAGGTATTATTGGTAGTTTAGATTATGAATCTTTAAGTTTTACTCGTTTCAAAGAAATAAAAGGTCCGGGAATTTCTGCTGCTCAATATACTAATATGCTTGGCATTGATGATGCTAAAAGAAAAGAACTTATAAGAGACAGAGACTATGCAGGTCTGGTAAAAATAGGTGCAAGAAAAGATGCTTTTATAGCCTTTTCTCAAGACAAGGGCCATGATCCAAAAAGTTATGACGCTTTTAGAGACTTCATGTTTTATGAACTTAGGAATACATCAGAAGGAAGGGTTATTGAAAAACTAGACAAGGCTCAAAGTCCTGAACAAGCTGCTGATATTTTTACAAAAACATTTTTAAGACCTGCAAAAGAAACAGCTAACTTAAAAAAGAGAAGAGAGAATGCCAGAAAATTTAAAGAAGGAAATACATAATGCAGTTTGAGAGACCTATTCCGGGAGAGTCTTTAACAAGACCACCTAAAGAAGCTCCTTTTGAAAGACCACCAGAGGTATCTGATCCTATGGAGGCTTTAGATATACACATTGAAAACCTACAAAAAGATGGTGTTGCAGAGGACATAGTATTTTTTATAGAAGAAGGTTTGGATATTCAAACTCTTGTTGAAGGTATTTTAAGAAGTGCTGTAATGGAGGGTATACACTCTATTGATGTTAGTTTAATTATTGCTCCAGTTATACATGAGTTTGTTAAAGGTATTGCTTTAAGAGCAGGTGTTGACTTTAAAGAGGGTTTTGAATTAGAAAAAGAAAAGAGAGCTTTAGCTTATGCGAGAGATGTTGAAAGAGGTAAAAGATTTTTGAAAGATAAAGGTTTTAAAAAACCTAAAGAAACTGAAGAAGATAATTTAGAGAAAACAGAAGTGCCTGTTGTTGAAGATCTAATGTTAGCCGAAGCAGAGACAGAACCTCAACAAGGTTTAATGGCAAGGAGAGTGTAAGATGGGTTTTAAAGGTTTAGATGATTTTTTTACTAGAAGAGATCAAAATGTTTTAGCTTCTAAAAAACTAGAGATGCAGGAAGATGAATTAAAGCAAAGAAGAAAAGAGAAACTCTTTAGTTTTTTTGGGGGTTTGGAAAGTGTTGTAAGTAGAAAAGATGCAGTGGGTAGTAATATTACTGATGACAAGATAGAGTTTTTAAAAGATCAAGGTTACAGTGATAATTTTATAGCCAAAGTATTAGCTACTAAAAACTCTTCTGTTGTTGACACATTATTAAATAATACACAAGAGGTTTTAAAAGCTTCAAAGAAAAATAATAAAACTATTCAAAAAATTCCTGAATATATAATAGATACCATAGAAAAAACTGCTACATTTTCTGATCCAAGTGTATTTGATATTGACATAGATAAACTACAAAAAAGATTTAAAGTAGTGCTAGATGATACTGAATTAGAACAACTAAATCAATCTTTAGTAACTCCCGGATCTGCAACTTTTTCAGATGCAGCATTTACATTAACAGAAAAACCTAGTTTAGAAGATTTAGATAAAATTGAAAAAAAGGTAACACCT